TATCTCTTATTTGATTAATCATTAATGCATCTTTTACAGATTTTTGATAGACAGTACCAATGTTAGTTTCTAACTCACTTCCGTAATTATCGCTATGCACATCTGTATATCTAAATCTTTCAGTTTTTAAAGCCTTAAATATCCATACTTTTAAAGCCTCATTTTTCTCTAAAACTTTAATATCATTTTCATCTTTTATATATTCTCCAGTTTTAAAATCTATCGCATATTCCTTAAAAATAGGCATTTCTTCAACTTCTGTATCCGTTTTTTTAAGAAAAATGTTAAAATCCTTTTCCACATTACACCCCCTTTATTGCTCCACTTGGCATTTTTACTATCTTTGTTACAACTACATAATGTACTCCCAAAACAAGCACTAGCACTTCATCTCCTTTTTGGAGAGTATCCTCAAACCAAATATCTTTGTGAGATTTGTAAGTGCCACTGCCCTCATATTTCCCACTTCCAGTTAATTTTGGTATATTATGTCCTGCTGTGTCAGATGTGGTATTGTCATAATCATAGTTGGATACATCTATTTTTATTTCATCTATAATACCATCTATCGTATAATCTCTATGATAGTGAGGCAATAAGTAATTGCTGCAGTAAATTTGCTCAGATGGAATTACTTGCCCATCAAATTTAATTGTTAGATTTGGTGGTGGAGTTTCAACAGATGCTTTTATGATAGATGTTCCTTTTGTAGCTTGTCCTATCATTTCACTTATCATAATTCCTAAATCACTCATTTTTTATCCCATCCCTCAGGAAATAACTCATCTATTTTGTCTTTCTTCTTTCCTTTTTTACCTTTTTTCTTTTTGTTTTTCTTAGCCTTTTCTTTATTTTCAAATTGGGCCTTATCCATAACATTTTCAAAAGCTAACTCAATATTACAAAAATGGGTCTCCCCCTCAAAAATATGCATATCAGATTTAACTAAGAAACTACCAACTAGCCCAGTGTGTGGTTCTTGTATTCCAATGTTATAGCCTGCTTGTATTAAGATATTTCCTAAACAATATATCCTTGCACTCTTTTCTACACTCTTTAGCATATCCTTAGCATTTGCTATATTATCTACATCTTTTTCATATTCCATAACTTGTTGGAATAAACCAAATTTCTTTTTATCTTCTGCATTTTCAACTTTATTGAGTATTTGCTGTTTTTCATTTTCTACTTTATAGATAACAATTTGATTTATCATATTTTCTATGCTTTCTTCATATGAAGAAGTAGAAATGTTGTCAGCACTAGTCAAAAGAACATCTGTATAAGTCCCTTGCTCAACTATATCTATTGCTTGTTCATTGCTTACAATAGAATAAATCTTTTTATTTTTTCTATGTTGGATAGTGTATGCATTCAATATAATTTCGTATCCACTTCTATCAATAGCTGGATAAGTACAAGTGACTTCATCTTTTGGAATTTTGCCTGCTTTTAAATTAAGTTCTCCACAAATTTCCTTTAATATTTCAGATGGTTTTTTCTTAAAAAAGTTTTTAACAAAATTATTTTTATTCAGATAAATAGAGTTGTCATAAGCATAGAAACTTTTTAATTCAGTTTCCCCTTTCCTAGAATGTTGAAAAACTTTACCATAAAATATTTTTTCATCTTCATAAGAAAATATAATCTCATCTCCAATATTGGTTATAATATCTCCTAGATACTCAACTTCAAGCTTCCTCGCAGTTCCGTGAATTGCTCCACTCCAAATAACTCTAGTAAATATATTTTTATATTCTTTTCCATTTACATAAATTTTTAATTTTTCCATATATTTACCTCTCTAATAGCCCTCTTGCTACATCACTCAAAGTTTTATTTTTCTTTATTTCTACAAGAGTTATTTCCACATCTATATCTCCAGTTCTTTCAGTAACTGAAAAATACAAAGTTTGGATATAGCATTTAAAGAAAATATTAAACTCTGGAATAATTAAAGTTAATTTTTCCTTATCATTCTTTAACTTTTTTAAGGTTTCCATAGAATTGGTAGGAGCAGTTGATAAAACAAAATTAAAAAAAGGAGATTTCATACTTGGTAAAAAAGTAGAAAAACTAATCTTTTCAGCTTTCCTATTTCCAATTAATGTTTTTTCTCCTAAGTCAATTATTTTTATAGTTTGTAAATCCTGGTCACTCTCTATTCTTAAGTCTAATGGTGGAACTACAAAGAAAAAAGGAGTATTAGTGTTGTCTTTAACCAGGATAAATGTTGGTCTCATAACATCATCTCCTTATTTAGTTATTTGTATAAAATTTCTCAATTCTGCCATTATTTTCTGTTTAGACATTTCTGCTGTTTTCTCTATATCGGTTTCATTTTTTATTACAACTCCACCCATATTGACATTTACTTGTGGAGAGAATGTAGTTGATAATGGGGATGCTGATATATTATATCCTAATTTTTCACTAACTTTTTCAAAATCATTTTTTTCTCTCTTTGGAATTGAATTATTTGTTATTGGTTGGGTATTTAAAGAATCTACAGTCTTATTTCTAATTAAAACTTTTTCTTTTGTTATTTCTTCTGGACTTAATTTAGCAAAGTTTCTTCTTTCTCTAAATTCTTCTTCTGTCTCTTTCATCAGTTGCTCTATTCCTTTTCCAGAATTTTTATTATCTTTTAGTTTTTCTTTTAACATTTTTTGTTTTATATAATTGATTGTTTTATCATTTTCTGTTTTGCTGTTTCTCAAGTCCATTGTTTCTATGTCTTTTTGTGCTTGTGCATTAGCTTCATCCCAAGAATAGCCTTTTGCTTGGTATTCTTTTCTTAATTCCCATTTATTTTTAGTTCTTCCTAGTTTTTCTCCAGCCCAGTCTCCAACAAATTTACCTGCTTTATATGCAGCATAACTTCCTGCAACATATTTGCCAGCACCAGGAAAAATTTTTTCGGCCATAGCTGCTACTTTTAATGCAGCAAAACCTTTTATAGCCTCTGCTGTAAGAGTAAATATTCTATTAAAATAAGCCTCCACATTTTCTGTGTTAAAAGTACCTTTTGAGTTTAACTCTGCCATTTTATCTGTAAATTTATTTATAAAATTTACTGCTGTTGGAGCTAACCCTTCTCCAATAGATATTTTTAAATCGTCAACAGCACTTTTAAATTCAGCTATTTTATTTTTAGTAGTGTTTCCCATTTCGTTAGCCATTTTTTCAGTTGCACCATTGGCATTTAATATTGCTTTCTCTGCTTTTTCTATTCCTTCTTTTGAAGTTCCTAGAAGATTATTCATTACTTTTAAACCTTCTGTTCCAGCAATGGTAGCTAGAAAATAGTTTCTTTGTTCTTCGGACATAGAGGCAAGTTTAGGTTTTAATTCTTCTAAAATTTTTCTTAACCCTTTAAATTTCCCTTTGTTATCGTAAAGAGTTATTCCAACTTTTTTCAAAGCTTTATCCATATCAGGAGTTGTTTTTGAAAGTCTTGCATAAATTGCGGCTAAGTTTCTTCCTGCTATAGAACCTTTAAGCCCACTGTCTGCCAATAATCCTAGAATAATATTTGTTTCTTCTAAACTTTCAAAGTTTCTTGAAGTAGATGCCACATACTTATATGCCTCACCTAATTCAGCTATACTTGTGTTTGTATTATTAGCTGTTGCGGCCATAACATCCATAAATCTATCTGCATCTTGCAATTTTAAACCAAAAGCACTTATGTTATCAGTAAGAAGATCCGATGTACTAGCTAAATCTTCTCCAGATGCAATAGATAGCTTTAAAAGTTTTGGCGTCATTTCCAATACTTCGTTTGTTTTCATCCCAGCCATAGCTTGATACATTTGAGCTTGTGCTACTTCTTGTGCAGTAAATCTTGTACTTCTTCCAAGTTCTCTTGTTTGAGCCATTAACATATTTTCTTCTGCTGCAGTTGCCCCCATAATAGCTTTATTTCTTCTTACTTGATCTTCTAAATCTGCAAAAGCAGATAGAGAACTGCCAGCGATAGCACCTATCCCAGCAAGCCCACCAATAGCAACTGCTCCAAATTTATTAAGTCCACTATTAACTTTTTCCCAATCCATAGCTTTAGCTTTTTGGTAAAGTCCAGCTAAGCCTTTTTCTGCCTTTGAAATTACAGCAGTAAATTTATCTTTTAGCTCTAATCTAGCACTTAATACATGCTCCAAATTCTCACCTCCAATAAAAAAGAGGAGCTTTTATACTCCTCTTAGTTTAATTATTATTTAGTTAATCCCATTTTATTTAGTTTTATCAATTTTTCTTCTATTTCTGCTTTCTCTTTTAATAAGTTTTCTTTTATCCTAGTTGCTTCTTCTATGAGTTGTTCAAACTCATCATATATTTTTACTTTATATTCAATTATATTATTAGTTTTAAAGTAATTATCTATAAAATTTTTATATTTACTGTAAAGTCCATATCTCTTACATAAAGATATAACACTTGATTTATATAAAATACTTACAGCAGAAATAGTTGAATAATCTCTATTAGGATTTTCTTCCTTGTATTCTCTTAATTCATCAAGTTTTAATGTAACTTTTTTCTTTTTCATATACCAGTGAATATTCACATCAGATATACCAATTATTTTCGATAACTGTTGAACTTCCATAACAGGTTGCCCTCTCCAAGTTGTAGATCTAATTTCAGGGAAAGGTAATTTCTTTTGTTCTTTATTTTCTAAATTTTGATTTTCTAACTTTTCTAAGAAATGTATAACTGCTTTTCTAACATATTTACTTTCCCTAACTAAAACTTGTCTTGCTTGACTAAGAGTTAAGACAAACATAGGTACTTTACGCCCTGTTTTATCTTTATATGAGCTGGGCAAAATTTTCTGCTCAGTGATTTCCTCAGAAAATTCATCTCTAATTATAGCTAACAAAGTTTTATGAAGAAGTTCTTTTTTTATCCCTTCTTCTTTTCTAAATTTATTTATTTCAGCCAATAGTTTCAAACTTGTTATTTCACTTTTTGTAATCAAATTATTTGCCATTTTTATTCACCTTACCTCTTTTCTTTTGACATTTTATACCTTGACCAAATCCAAACATAAATGCTTTATGTATCATCTCAAAAATTCCTTTTGAATTATCTCTAATATCATTTAATTGGTCAAATGTCATATCATAATGAGTTGTTAAATGTTTTCTACTTTCTTTGATTACTTTTTCCATATTTGCATACATAAAAAAAATACCTCCATTCAAAATTATAATTGATAGAAGTACTCCCTTATGATATAATAGATTTCATAAGAGGGTAACTTCTTTTGGTAGATAGGAATTGTAATCTTTGGTCGGAGAGCAATTCCTATTTTTCATTAAGTTGCTTGTTAATGGCTTTTCTTAAAAAATCACTCCTAGTAATCTTTTTATCCTCACAATAGTTTTTAATTTTTTCTTCTAAATCTTTATCAATTCTAGTTTTTATTTCTATTGTTTTTGGTTTTCCAATAACAGGTCTACCCATTTTCTTTTTTGTAGCTTCCATTTTTACACCTCCTAACTTATTAGACACAAATGTATTATATATTTATGTGTCTAAAAAGTCAAGAGAAATTTTTTAAATAAAAGAGAGTTAAAAAACTCTCTTAATCTCTAAAGTTATTTTTTATTCTATTTCTTTTATAGTAACTCCTTCTAATACATATCTTATAATAGCTACAAGAGAGTAAACTATACCAAAGATATAAGATAGCATAGGAACTATACCAAACAAAAATATACTATCAGTCATAAGTGCCCCTTCAAGAAATCCTACCAAAAAAGAGACTATAATATTGAATATTATTGAGGCTAACAAGCATTGTCCTGCCAATAATAAACAATCAAAAAACTTGTAATCAAACTCAAACTTATACTTTTTCATAAACCTTTCCTCCTAAAATGAATTTAATATTCAATATTATATCATTATTCTTTTAAAAGATACATATAAAATAAATCTTTTTCAGAAAGTTTTCTAAGTTCTTCTAATTTATGTCCTCTATTCAAGTAATGAGCAACTGTACTTAGTTTCCAGTCGCTCTCAATTAGTTTTTTGTTTCTTCTGCTAGACTAACTAAATCTACTTCACCATACCCAGAAGCTACTAAAATAAGATCAGATAATTTATAGATTGTTGGGTCTTTTAAAACTTTTGCTACAACTTGTGTTGGTCTAGCTTTGCAACCCAATCTATCTATTAATTTATCATCTCTAAAAATAGGACAAGAATTATAAATAACTTCTAAATCTTTATCTTTCTCTTTTGATAAGATTAAATCTAAATAATCTTCCTTATTCAGTAACTCACATTCAATCTCTCCGTTTAATTCTTTTACATAGATTTTTACTTTTTTTCTTTCATCATTATTTATTTTTTTGCTATTTTCACGTAGCATTTCAGCAGTAACTAACATCTAAGCCTCCTATTTTATATCATTTTCATAAGCTAAATCTTCTGGAGTAAATCCAAATGGATATTCTTCCTCAACAACTTCTCCTTTTGTAATGTTAATTAAGTCTATTGAATTAAACCAAACATTATCAAGAGAAATTCTTTCTTCTTGCTTTCCTGGTGTATCTGGGTCAGATAAGTTAGTAACTATCCTAACTCTAATATCTCTCCCTTTTATCAATTTTTCAAGTATCTTTTTACCTCTTGAGTATACTTTTTCAAGTGTTACACTTCCCTCACCTTTTAGAGCTGTAATCTTACTATCAACAGATAAGCCTAATTGTACATCTTTTCTGTCAGCTATTACTTTTGCATTTACTTTTGTAAATTCAGCTATTTTTTCATTGTCTATCCAAAGAGTTCCATGAGCACCAGCGATGGTATGGTAGCCTCTTATATTTGTATCTGCCATTTTTACCTCCTATTACATCTTTATAACCAAGCTAAGATTTGCCATAGTATCTGCAAATCTGACATCTCCAGTTAAAAATACATCATCTCCAGATGGATATTTTAAGATTTCCATTTCTGTCATTTCTTCTGGGTCTTTTCCATCTAAAACAATTAATCTTTTTTGTGCTTCTAAGTCTATTTCAATCTTATTATCATAGTCTCCAGATAAAACATTTGGAGCCATTTCTTTAAAATAAACCTTAGTAACATTAGAGCAGAAATTCATTTTATTATTGTAGTCATTTATATAAATTCCTAACCAATAATTTTTAAATGTATCTCTTATATCATCAGTTATAAAGCACATTCCCTCAACTATTTTGATTTTTCTTGTATCTTTTTTCCAAGTGCTATCAAAAGTAGTTTTTGAATTTACCCCATAATTAACTCTAACTTTTTCATCATCATTGTATAGAGAGAATTTTCCAAGTTTAGGCTCAAAGTAATCCACTTCAGTTAAATCTGACATTACAAAGTTATCTGCTGATCTATTCAAAGGCATTCCTGCTATAAGCCCTGCTATTGCTGCTGTATATTCTTGAGCTGTAAATTCACCATAAATAGATTTATAAGTTCCAGTATTTCCAAGCTCCACTATTGCAACATGGTCTGTATTATTAGCAAAACTAGAAACATATTTAACAGTCTTACCTATTGCTCCATCATTTCCAAATACTTGTTTTGTCCATGTTACAAGTTTTTGATCATCTGCTTGCTCTGCTCCTGGATAAGCTAACCAGTGCATTTTTCTTTCTTTAAATTCACCTAGAACATCATCTAAGTTCTCTCCAGTTTGCAATACTCTTATTAATATTTTCTTAGCTCCATAGTGCATTGCTAATTTAATGTACTTAGCATTTTTAGCATCCCATTCTTTTTCTTTCAAATCTGCTATTGTTTTTAGAGTGTTCCATTTAACAGTTTTCTTAGTATCTTTTAATATTAAGCAAACTATGCCTCTTTCACTTCTTTGTATAGCAGTTGTTGCAAGAGTTCTAAACTCTATGTTAATGTTTGGACTAGCTTTTATTTGTCCTACTTCATTTCCCATTAATCACTACCTCCTTCTTTAAATCTCAATTTTAAGTCTTGCATTAACTCATAATCATAAGGTTTTCCATATAAATCATATAAACTCAATGTAAAGACATAATGCCCAACTCTATCTACAATTTTTATATCTGTATTTCTTAGAGTTAGAAATCTATCTAGTACATGTAAAACCTTCTTACCTTCTATTTCCAAAGCATCATCTAAGTTTTCTAAATTCTCTAATATCTCAGCATTAGTGAGCTTTCCATTAGTTTTTGGATAATAAATAATATCAATATCTATTGTTTTTAGCTCTCTATATTCAGAATTAAATTCTTTTTTATAGCTAACTAAATCTATGTAAAAACAAGGTTTTTTAACATTATCTATATCTTCACTGTATGGGATTACTTTTAATTTTTCAGAAATAATCTTATTTAATGCATTCCTTATATCTACCCATTTCATTTTTTTATCAATCCTCCATAAAAATTTTTTAAATCTTTATAGAATTTAATTTGCCTCATAGCTACTGCTGTTCTTAGCATAAATCTACCTTTGACAAATTTCGTTTTGTTTCTTCCAGTTCTATGACCATACTCAACATGATTAGCATAATTAGTCATATTAAATACAATTTGAGAGAATGTATTTCCAGTTAATCTTTTTCCATTTTCTCTTTGCCAAGCATTTTTTAAAGTTCCAGTGTCAACGGGTGTTAATTCTTTAGCATCTTTTTTTAAATCCTCAGCTTGTAACATCAAAAATTTTTTAGTAGTTTCTGGAGCTTTTTCTTTTATTTCTATAAGAATCTTATTGAACTTTTTAAATCCTTTAAGTTCCATAATCTACCTCATTTTCAGATACTTCTGTCAAGGCTATTTCCTTATGTTTTATTATGTTGTAAGCCAAAGGTTTAGATGCTTTAAAAATATAAAGTTCTCCATCTGCTTTTCTTGTAATTTTCAACAAATCATTTTGTTTAATATCTACATTTAAGCCTACAAATAGTTTATATTCTTGTCCACTGCTATTAACTAGTCCTGGTGTAACACTTCTCAACCATTTTTGTGAAAGCCTACAAGGGATATCTTTCAATATTTCTCGTTGTTCTTCATATGCTCCACCGTACTCATCCACTATTACAACAGATCTAATAACTGTAACTTTATCAGTATGTAACTTATCTAATATACTCATACAGTCCCAACCTTTCTGAATCTAAATAATTGGCTTTTCAACGATAGAAACATTTCATCAGTTGTATTATTAGATGTGTTGTATTCTATAGTAGTATCTCCTTCAGTAACTTTTGAAATGTTGCCTTGTAATTCAGTTTCTTCAATAGTTTTTAACGCTAAATGCTCTGCAAATGGCTCTATTAACTCAACTGGAAAATCATTTCTATTCATAAAATTTAAAGATTTTCTAACCAAAATAGTTACTTGAATCTTCAACTTAGCTTCATTGCTAACAGTTGTTAAATTTTTCACTTTTTCAATTATTTTGTTGTAAATTTCTTCCATGTCTAACCTCCTAATATGAAAAAAGCAGGAGTTTTTATTCTCCTGCCTCTGTCACAAGGTTATTATTTCTTAATATTTCTATTTCAGTTTCATCAGATGTTGAGTAAACTCCATCTTTGAATTGAATAGAGGTTCCAGCTATAATCAAATTTTTATAGCTAGATTCAAAAGTTATTTCTTTTGTTGCTTCAGCAGTAGCTGTTTCTTCTACTACTTCATTTAATTCTTCAATTACTTCCTCATTTTGTTTTTTGTTATCTTTTGCCATTACAACCTCCTATGATATTTTTACATTTTTAACATGCACTTGGAAAGGTAATTTTTTTATTTTGTGAGCATACTCTCCATGGAAAAAGTAAGTATCTGCTAAACGTGTTTTTGCAGCTAATTCTTCTTTTATTG